CCCTTTCGCCCACGGCAAAAAAACAGCCATTTGGCGTTATCGTAATGCGGTTTTTGATCGCCCAACCCCCGTTTTTGACGGGTCTGCACGAAACCGATGGTTTGTAAAGACCTTCACGACTACGCCGAGAGCATCCTCACGGGAGTCCGTCCGTCAGGCAAGTGGACCTACGCCGCGGCGCGCCGCTTCATGCGCGACCTCGAGCGCAAAGACCTCACGCTCGACGCCGCGGCCGTCGACCACGCGCTCGAGTTCTTCGGCCGGCTGCCGCTTGTTGGCGAGGACACCGGCAAGCCGTTTGACCTGCACCCGTGGCAGCGTTTCGTGATCGGCAACCTCGTCGGCTGGCGGAACGCCGACGGCCGCCGGCGCTTCAAGCTTGCCATGCTTCAGGTGGCGCGCGGAAACGGCAAGACGACCCTGATGGCAGGGCTTGCCCTCTTGGACCTGCTCGGCGGCGAAGGGCGCCGCGTGCACGTGATCGCCAACAACGAGGACCAGGCGGGCATCTGCCTGGACACGGCGCGCACGATGGCGGCGAAGTTTGCCGACCCGACGATGGTCGTTCGATTCGACCGCGTGCTCAGGCCGTCGCAAGACTGCGAGATGACCGCCCTCCCGGCGCTCGAGCGCAGCCTTGACGGCCTCAACCCGTCGCTTTGGATTGCCGACGAGGCGGCCGAGTTCAAGGGACGGTTTCTGACCAAGCTCTTGACCACGGGCGCGAAGCGCCGCGAGTCGCTCGGCGTTATCATCTCGACCCCCGGCGCCAACCCTGAGAACCACTACGCCGAGCTTGTCAAGCAGGGAGAGGCCGTCCTGTCGGGCGAGTCGGACGACGACACGGTGTTCCCGATGCTCTACGGCATCGACCAGGCCGACCCGATCGGCGAGCCCGAGCACTGGCACAAGGCCAACCCGGGCCTCGAGCACGGGCAGCCCGACATGGCCTCGCTGACCCGCGCCTGGGGCACCATGAAGCGCAGCGCCATGGGGCGCTCCGAGTTTACCCGCTACCACTGCGCGCGCTCCGACGAGAACACCGGCGGATGGCTCGACATGGCGCTTTGGCCAGGCGGCAAGGCGATCAATTGGGACGAGCTGCGCGGGCGCTCGGCATACCTCGGCCTGGACTTGTCCAAGAGCCTGGACATGAGCGCCCTCGTGGTGGCCGTGCCGACCGAAGACGGGGTGGCGCTGCAAGGCCATTATTGGTGGCCGAGCGCCGACCTTGCGCAGCGCGAGCTCGACTACCGCATGCCCGTCCGGCTCTGGTCGGCCGAGCGCCGGCTGACCCTGACGCCAGGGCGGGAGATCGACTACGAGTCGATCCGCGCGCGCATCCTCGAGCTGCGCGACCAGTTCGACATCAAGGCGATCGGGTACGACGCCTGGGGATCGAAGTACCTCGCCGAGCAGCTGGTCGCCGACGGCATCCCGCTGACGACCTACCGCATGGGCATTTCGACTTTCGGGCCGGGTTGCCAGCTGTGGCAGAACCTTTGGGCGGGCGGCCGGTTCCTGATCGGCGACGACCCGATCATGCGGCGCAGCTGCGCCGAGGCGCACGCGAGCACCGACCGAAACGGCAACGTGCGGCCCGTCAAGAGCCGGGAGTACTGCATCCTCGACCCGCTCGTGGCCGGCATCATCGCCGTCCACGTCTGGGGCGGGCGCCGGCAAAGCTCCTACGACGAATGGCTTTAGGCGCAATCTGCAACTGATCGCGGCTCCAAGATGCCTGCGTGATTAGGTCTCTACTCCAGAGATTCTTCTTCGGGCACTACCCGACGCACGGCGTCCTTCCCATTGAGGGGATGGACCAGTTGCCGCTTGTGACGGCCTCGAACGCGATCCAGTACACGCCCGTCTGGCGCGCCGTGCAGCTGATCTCGAACGACCTTGCGCGCATCGAGCTCGAGATCAGCGACCCGACCGTCGACGCGCTCATGCGCAGCCCGAACCGGTTCATGTCGGGCTTCGAGTTTCGCCGCACCCTCACGATGCACTGCGCGCTGTACGGCAACGCCTTCGCGCTGATCAACCGCACGCTCGGCGGCGAGCTCTTCGAGCTCATGCCGCTCGACCCCGATTCGGTCTCGCTCGACCTCACGGGCACCGAGCCGATCTACCGAACGCGCGCGTACGGAGACTTGACCGGCGAGAAGCTTATTCACATCCGCTGCGCGGGATTCAGCGGTCTGTGGGGCGAGTCGCCCGCGCGCGTGTGCCGCGCCGCGCTCACCGTCATGGCCGCGCAGGAGCAGTCGCAGCTGAAGTCGATGGAGAACGCCGGGCAGCCCAAGTTGGCGCTCGTGCATCCCGCGGCGCTCAACGACAAGCAGCGCCAGATGGTCGCCGAGCAGTACATGAGGCAGCACGCCGGCAGCGTCAACGCCGGGCGCCCGCTCGTGCTCGGCGACAACATGCGCGTCGAGCGGATCAGCTCCACATTCGACAACGACGGCATCGACCTCGCGCGCCGCTACTCCATCCAGGACGTTAGCCGCATCTTCGGCGTGCCAGTGCCCTACCTGTCCGACCACAGCCAGAGCACCTACGGCTCAATGGAGTGGCTCGGCCGCATGTACGTTGACCACTGCATGAAGCACTGGGCGGCCATGTGGGAAAGCGAAATCCGCACGAAGCTCGGCACGACCTTCTCGGAGGTCCACTGGGACTTCGACCAGCTCCAGAGGCCGAGCTTGGCCGAGCAGATGGCCGCTCTCCGCACGGGCGTCGAGGCGGGCTTCATCACCCGCAACGAGGCGCGCGAGCACCTCGACCTTGACCCGCTGCCCGGACTCGACAAGCCGATCGTCGCGAAGAACATGGGCACGGGCGGGGGAACCACGAACCTCGGCAGCGACACGAGCGCCGAAGCAGGGAGCCCAAGTGATTTCACGACGTGACATCGGATCGCTCGAGCAGGCCATCGACGGGCGCACGCTGCGCGGCGTCGCCGCCGTCTACGGCGCGCAGTCGCGCGAGATCACCGAGTACGGCCGCACCTTCCGCGAGACGATCGCGCCTGGCGCGTTCTCGCGTTCGCTCGGCGACGACATCAAGCTCCTCTACAACCACGACACGAGCATGCCGCTCGCGCGCACGCGCTCGAAGACGCTCTCGCTGATGGACAAGGCCGACGGCCTCCACTACGTCGCATCGCTTCCCGAGACGACGCTCGGCAACGACGTGCGCGCTCTCATCGAGCGCGGCGACCTCAGCGGCGAGATGAGCTTCGGCTTCTACGTCGAGAAGGACCGCTGGAACAGCGCGCGCACCGAGCGCACCGTCGAGGCCGCGCGTCTCGTCGAGATCAGCGTGGTCGTCGACGCGGCCTACCCGCAGACCTCTTCCAGCCTGCGTCGCGTTGACGCGGCTGCACTCGATGCCGCCCGAGCGCGGCTGGAACTTCACCTCAGAAGGATCGAAACATGGACAGCCTGACCCAGATGGAAAACACCGTGCACGAGTACCGCAAGGCGCTCGAGCAGTTCGCCTCCCGCACCGGCAACCCGACGCAGTCGATCGACCACCGCGGCAGCGGCGAGGAGCGAGAGAAGATCGCCCGCATCGACAGCGACCTCGACGCGGCCGAGCGCCTCGTGCAGCTGCGCGCGATTCACAAGAAGCAGGCCGAGCTCGACAAGGTCGAGTTCGAGACCCGCCTTTCGACGGGCGCCTTGAACGGCACCAAGGAGTACGAGGCGCGCTGGATCAAGGCCCTCACCAACCCGATGGAGGCGCGAGCGCTCACCCTCGGCACCTCTGGCGCCGGCATCCCGACCGACATGGAGCGCCGCATCATCGAGCGCCTCCAGCAGGTCAACGTGCTGCGCAGCATGGCAGTTGTCAACACGATCGACTCGAAGCGCACCATCACGGTCGAGGGCTCGCTGCCGACGACCAACCTGGTCGCTGAGGAAGGCTCGATCACCGCGAGCGATCCGTCGTTCGGCACCGCGATCTCGGTCGTCCCCTACAAGCTCGTCTGCGCGACCCAGATGTCGGTCGAGTTCATCGAGGACGCGATCGGCAACGGCGGCATCGGCAGCGGCCTCAACTACGTCGCCGACAAGATCGCCTCGTCGATCGCCCTGAAGGAAGAGGAGTTCTTCACGACCGGCACGAACAGCTCGCAGCCCGAGGGCATCGCGGGCAGCTCGGCGAACACCAAGCTTGCCGCGCTCTCCCAGGTGACCGACCTCAGCGCCGGCGCGATCACCACCATCAGCGGCGACAACTTGATCGACACCGTGCACCTCGTGCCGGTGCAGTACCGCAGTTCGCCGCGGTTCAGCTGGTTCGTGTCGGACACCTTCGTGCGCGTCATCCGCAAGATCAAGGTGAACTCCACCGACTACGTGTGGAAGCTCAACGAGCTCGGCGCGGGCCTCGTCAACGGCGCGCCCGGCACGATCTACGGCGTGCCCTACCGCATCGGCCAGTACGTGCCGACCGCGACCAGCAGCGGCAACGTGTTCGGCGTCGTCGGCGACTTCAACTACTTCGAGATCTTCGACCGCACGGGCATCGTCTCGATGGTCGATCCGTACAGCGGCGCGGCGAACGGTCGCACCACGCTCTACGTCACGAAGCGCGTGGACTCCAAGATCACGCTTGCCTCGGCCTTCGCGGCCATCACCTGCTGATCCTTTCCTTGCCGCAGGCCCCCCGAAAGGGGGGTTCTGCGATTTATGCCAGCACTCCCCATCCCGCTCGATGTGCTCCGCACGCGGCTCAAGATCGAGGTCGAACAGGACGACGTCGACCTCGCCGTGCTGTGCATTGCCGCCGGCGAGATGATCGAGCGGGAGACTGGGCTTGGGCTCCAGAGCCTGACCCGCACCGAGCACCGACGGAAGTTCGAGCGGTTCATCCCGCGCGTGCAGCCGGCGACGAGCGTGTCGACCGTCCACTACAGGAACGATGCAAACGTGCGGACGCTCCTGCCGACGACCGACTGGTTTCTCGACGAGAGCGAGCCGCTGCTCGCGCTCGAGTTCGATACGTCGGTTGTTCCGCTCGAGAACACGATGATCGAAATCACCTACGTCGCGGGATTCACGGTGATTCCGCAGGCGCTCCAGCAGTGCATCGTGGCGCTCGTCGGCAGCTGGTACAACAACCCAGAGGCCCTTCAGGTCGCGCAGCTCGCGGAGGTCCCGATGTCGTACAAGGCCATCATCGCACAGTACTCCGTGCAGGTGCCGTTCCGATGATCTCCGCCGGCCGCCTCAGGTTCGTTGCGCTCCAAAAGCTGCCGCCGGCGGCCGCGAGCACGCTTGGCCTGCGCGGCGCCACATGGACGGACGGGGAGACCTTCCGCGCCGACGTGCGCGAGACGGGCGCCAACGAGCAGGCGTACTCCGACGGCACGGCCGTCATCCGCCAGTACGAGCTGCGCGCGCGCTGGGACACCGCGCAGGCGATCGGGCTCACCGAGTCGCAGCGCATCGAGTGCCGCGGGAAGACCTATCGCATCCGCAGCATCGTCAACCTCGACGAGCAGGACCGCGTCGCCGTGATCGACTGCGAGGTGATCGAATGAGCATCGAGCAGGCCGTGCGCACCATGCTGACGACGGGCACCACGATTTCGCTGGTTCCAGACGCCCGCGTCACGCACGGATACCGTCTTCAGGATTCGGCGCTTCCGGCGATCACCTACGAGGTCCGATCGGTCGAGGTCGCGTCGTGCGGCTCAAGCCCGACCCGCACCGCGGACGTCGAGGTGCGCTGCATCGCGGAGCTGGGCGCCGACGCCCTGGCGATCGCCGCGCAGGTCCGCACGGCCGCCGTCGCGGGCACCTACAACTCAATCGTCTTCAACGCCGTGCTCTACCAGAACCACGTGCTCGAGTCCGCGCAGCCCGGCGAGGGCGACGAGGCCACGCCGAGCGAGGCCGTCTGCACGATGACCATCTACTACCGGGAGTGACCCATGCCAGGCATCTCTACCGCTTTAACCGCTTTCTCCTACAACTCGCAGGCCACGACGGGGCTCGTCTCAGTCTCCACCTCGGCGAGCACCGATACGATCGAGACCACCCGTATCGGCGATGCGCGGCGCACCTTTGTGGTCGGGCAAGGCACGACCACGATCTCGGGCGAGATCTACTACGACCAGGGCGATCCCTGCGCCGCAATCATGGAGACTGACATCCAGGCGCCGACCTCGCGCGCGTTTGTGTGCACCTATTCCACCGGCATGACGATGACCGGCAACGCCTTCATCACGAGCTGGCAGGTGACGGCGTCCTCGAACGACACCATCCGCGCAAGCTTTGAGCTGCAGACCACGGGCACGGTGACGATCGCATGAGCATCTCCGACGCGCTGCAGCTGAAGGACGTCACGGTGACGCTGCCCGCCGGCCGCGCGGTTACGCTGCGCCGCCCGTCGGCGCTCGATTTCATCGACGGCGCGGAGATGGCCTCAAGGACGCCAACGCGGCTCTATGCATGGCTTGCATACAGGCACCTGCTCGACGAGTTCGGCCGTTCGGTGTTCGCGAGCGTCGAGGCGGCGCTTGACGCCGACGGGCTCCTGATCCTCCAGATCGGGCGCGAGGCGGAGAAGCTTTACGAGGAAGGCCGGGACTGAGCGAGGCCGCCCGCGTGGTCCTGCGGGCGGCCGCGAAGCGAAGCGCGGTGGACCTCGAGCGGATGAGCGTGGTGCTCATCAACGTCGACCTCGACATTCCTAACTGGCGGGGAATCAGGAAGCAGATCGATGAAAGGAAGCGGAGTAAACATCGACTTCAAGATCGACCCGCGCAGCATGGCGGAGCTGCATGAGATTCTTTCGCAGTTTCCCGACAAGATGCGGTCGAAGGTGCTGCGCGGCGCGCTGCGCCGCACGCTGAAGCAGCAGATGAAGGCAACCGTCTCGATGGCTCGACCGCAGGACGTGCGCACCAAACGCGACGTTGCGATCAAGACCAAAACCTACAAGCGCGGCAAGATCATCTGGGCATCGGTCGGCGTGAACTGGGATGTCGGCGGCACGCGCCGCGACAGCGTGCATCAGGGTTGGCGAGCCCACTTCCACGATGTCGGATACCGCGCCTGGCGCAAGGGCATGAGGGCGAACGCCATGCGTCCTGACGAGCCGCGGGGACCGAAGCGATCATCGAGGAACCCCAACCCGCGATTTGCGCCGTTCATCCGGTTCAACAAGGGTTGGCGCAAGGGAAAGAAGGGAATCAATCTTGGCGGCGTCTGGCACAACACGGGCTACCTGAGCATCCCCGCGCGGATGTTCGAGCCCAAGATCCTCAGCTCAGTCAAGAACGAGATTATGGAATCAGTGGAGGAAACCAGTGGCTAGCAAGATCACAAACCTCCGCATTCCCGTAACGGTCACGACCGAAGGCGTCGATAAGGGATTGAACGCCGTCGAGCGCAAGATCCGCAACTCGGCCGCAAAGATGAAGCGCCTCGGCGGCGCTGCAGACGGCGCAGGCGTCGGCCTGAAGTCTCAGCAGGGCACGGCCCTCCTCGGAGGCGTCGGCAAGCTCGGACCGATCAGCGGGGCTTTGGGAGGCCTTGGCGGGGCAGGGCTGGCCATGGCCGCGCCGCTCGCCATGTTCGGCCTCGCGGCGCAGTCTGTTCAGACCATGGCCGCAGCGACCAAGGGCGCGAGCGATGCGCTCGCGCTGTTCCAGCAGAGCGGCGAGCAAACCTTCACCGCCAACAGCGAGTACCTCAAGAAGCTCGCCGCGCTTGAGTCGCAATCCCAGATTGCGGCCGCGGGGCCCGGCGTGATGGAAGCGTTCTCGATCGCGTCCGCGCGGCCCGGCGAGGAGGGAATGATGTCGATGCTCAACGACTTCGCAAAGCAGTCCGCGGCTTTCGCCGGCGCGACGCTCGGCGGCAAATCCTTCGAGCAGGCCACGCTCGAGGCCACGCTTGTCACGGCAAGCGAGGCTCAGGCAAAGGAGATCGCCGCACAGCTCTCGGCGCTCGAGAAGCAGCGCATGGATGTAGGCCTCGCCGATGTCCTGAACCCATTGTCCAGCCTGCCGCAGAAGATCGACCAGATCGCCATCTACCTCGGGAAACTCTGATGCCGTCAACCACGACCTTCACCTACGGCACCGTCGGCTTCTCCGCCCAGGCAGGCGAGTACCGCGAGGAATCCACCATCACCGAGCGGCGCCACCTCGTGCGCAACGACGCGACGGCGTTCGACATCCTCAAGGACACGGTGCTTGCGGAGGTCGAGGGCGCGCTGCCGCGGCGCGGCGACCCGGCGCTGTCTTCAGGCACGGGCGTGACCTGGCAGCAGTTCGCGCGATTCAGGGGCTACACCGTCGAGCAGCTGCCGAACGCCGCAGGCGCCATGTTCACGCTCACCTGGTCGACCATGTACGTGCTCTCGGAGCCCTCGACCTACTACACGATCGGCGAGAGCGTCGAGTTCCAGAGCATCAACCGCTCGATGCGCATCTACCGGACGGGATGGTCGACCAACCCGCCCGCGGCGTCCGACGCCTCGGCCGACATCGGCGGAACCGCGACGCAGGGCCTCGGCGACTCGAACGTCTGGCCCGTCAACCAGTGCCGCATCCGGATGCGGTTCATACAGGACGCGACGGCAGTTCAGATCGTCACCTCGGCCGCCAACCTGAGCAGCTACAACAACACCCGCAACAGCGCGATCTTCCTCGGCTGCGCGGCGCGATCGCTGATCTGCGAGGGAGTGACCTTCAACCCGATCAAGCACGAGTTCTACGAGGTCACCTTCGACTTCCTGTTTGATCCGTTCTTCCACCACGAGCAGGTGCCCGACCTCGCGCCCGACGGCCGGCCAGACCGCGTTTCGACGGGCCCGAAGACGGTGAAATGGAAGCGGCTGCCGCGCACCGAGACCGACTTCAACAACATCTACGGCGGCAGCACGGCCCTCAAGGCGATCGTCGAGCGGGGATACCCGATCCCATGAACCGAAGGCTCGACCAGTTTCAGCGCACGGACCCGCAGATTCAGGCCTTCAACGACCGCGAGCGGCTGCACAGCCGCGGCGAGCCCGCGCCCGCGCTGGTACTCGGCAAGATCACGGCGGCGACCCTCATCGCCAACTTCCGCTGGACCTACACGTGGGACGAGGCGCAGATCGCGGGCACCACGCCGGCGACGAGCACCACGGGCCTGACGGCGCAGGAGGCGCTGTCGGTCTCGGAGCTGTCGAACACGGCGACGCCGACGAGCTACTCGTACGGCGTGCCGAGCGCCGACCTGATCGGGTCGTTCCAGCCAAAGGCGATCCCCGTCGGCACCTACGTCATCCTGAGCGCGTTTCGCCGCACCGACGGCTTGCTCATGTGGCTCATCATCAACACGCAGGCCATCTCTGGAGAATGCCCGTGAGCAGCACCACGAACATCGTGTACTCGAAGACCGCGCCAGGCGCGTACGCGATCACCTACAACCCGACCGGCACCCCGCCCAACCTCTCGACGGGCTACACGGCCTCGATGCGCGTCTGGCGCTCTGGGCTGCCCGTCACCTCCGTGGCCGACCACACGGCGACGCAGGCCGCCGGCATCACGCTCGGCGCGGCGGGAAGCATCGCGCTGAACCTCGTCACGATCGACACCGCGATCTCCGCGGTCGACGCCGCCGAGGCGATCTGGCACTATGCGCTCGAGGTGACGCCGACGGCGGGCGCCGACGAGCTCGTGAGCACCGGCTACCTGATCCGCAGCCAGCCCTGACAGATTCCCCACACCGAACCCAAGGAGCACAACCATGGCAGTCGAGATCCTTCCGCGAATCAACGTCGCAGCCAACAGCGGAGACTGGGTGCGCCTCAGCACCACCCGGACGGGCGAGATCCCGGTGGCACTCTACAACTACAACGCCTACTACCTTGTCTACAACGCGACGACCCTCGCCGAGGCGCAGGCCGAGGCCACTGCAAACCGAATCTATCTTCAGAACGGGAACGTGACCGTCTACCTGTCGCTCGACGTTTCGCTCACCTGGGTTCGCTCGAGCACGGCCAGCGCGGGAGAGCTCTTCATCCTGAGGCAGGACTGACATGACGTTCGAGCAGCTCGCGACGATCATCTCACCGTTTGTCGCCGCGTTCTGCGCGAGCGGCTGGATTCACGCCCAGCTCGGCCGCATCCGCGAGGACCTCGTGCGGATGGACGAGCGCATCAAGCATCTGGAGAACAAATGAACAACCGAAACACCACCATCGCCGGCATCGGATCCATCCTCGTGGCCGTGGGGGCGCTCCTGACCGCCCTCTTCGACGGCGACCCTGCGACCCTCCCCGACTACGCGACGGCCGTGGCGGCCATCCTGGCGGGCGTGGGCCTCATCATGGCGAAGGACGCGAAGAAGGGACCAAGTGCTTGAGCGCGTCGTCGCCGCGATCGCCCTCGCGCTATTCAAATGGCTGGAAGTCCGTCTGGCAGAGCGGCCTCGGGCCGTGGACTCTGCTGTGGATCGGGATGCTCTTGAGCGCGCTGGTGCTCGCGTTCGCGAGTGGCTGCGGGAGGACGGTGCTGATCCGCGAGGGAAGCCCGATGCGGATCGGCCCGTCGACGAGGGCGCAGGTCTGGACGCGGGTGGACGGCGAGTGGGAGCTGAGCGCGAGCCGCGTCGAGATCCCTGAGGGCTGGTACCTCGTCCCGCCGAGCTTCGTGGAGAAGGAATGAGCAACTTCCAGTACCAGTGCTGCTGCGGCAGTCCGTCGGACTCCTGCCCGACGACTTGCGTCTGCGCCTCGAGCTACTCGGTGACGGGCGCCGCGATCAACTACAGCTACTCGTACATTCCGACGCCGGCAAACTGTCCGCTTTGCGGCCAAGGCGCCTGCTATCGGCTTGAATACTCGATCAGCATCAACGCGGCGCAGATCGGGTCCCTCGTGGTCACCCGGCAGACCACCACCGCGAACGGTCAGAACTGCTGCTGGGTCGGGGACGGGGAGATGGAGGTCAGCTACACCGTCTCGTTTCAGGAGGCGCGCGAGTGTTCCTTGTCGCTCAACAAGGTCTATCCCGCGCAGTCGTTCTCGGGGACGATCGACGTGCCGTGCAGGCTGCACGTGACCTGCCGCACGGGCGCGGCCGAAGGGTGCCAGTTCAACCTCGGAAACACCCGGCACTACGTGCACAAGCTCGAGCTGTGCAACTTCCCGATCGCGTGCAAGGACGTGATGGTCGCGGGTGCGATCGGTGCAGACAACGTGACTTGCGACAGGGTCGACTGCGACCCCGGCGCGAACTGCGAACGGGGGCCGTTCTCGCTGTGGTGCAGCGGCGGGCACGTCGCCTACGTGTCGGCCTACAAGTGCCTGAACACCATTGGCCTAAGCGATTCCAAGTGCCGCGGGTTCTACCAGAACGGCTACCAGTGCGGCAATTCGATCGACCCCTACCTCGACTTTCGGGTCGCCGCAACCGGACCGTTTGCGGGAGTTTTGCGCGAGGAGTGCGACTCGGTCGGCGCCGAGCCCTGCGATCAAGCATTTCTCTTGTCGGCACCCGCTTTCCTTGCGACCAACAACTCGGGCAACAATGCGGCCGTGCTCGCCGACCTAACAAGCTACTGCGCGGGCGTCGACATCAATCTCTACGACCCATGCTCATCGGTCGACATCCTCCAAAGCACGTGCTCCGGCCGCATCCCGTGGACCTACGCATGAGCTGCAAGCACCACCAGGGCGGCCGCTGCACCAACCCGATCGCGCTGCCGCTGTACGGCGACACGCCGAGCCCGGGCGTCTGCCGGATCTGCCCGCACCATGCGGGCGCGCCGCGCGGACTGGGCGACGTCGTGCACTGGGTCGCGAAAGCGTCGGGCGTGCAGGCGCTCGTCAAGCGCGCATTTCCCGCCTGCGGCTGCCAAGGCAGGCGGATCCGATGGAATTCCCTCAAGCCCTTGACGCTGTGTAGCCGATTGTTACAATCAGTGACACGGCGCAACAAGTGCCAGAAGGGAACCAAATGCAAGGGAAGCCAAAGCGCAAGTCAGCCAAGTCGCACACCGTGCGGGTGTCGCGCGAATGCCACAAGTGCATCTGCCTCGTGAGCAAGAGCCTCGACCGACCCAGGTCATGGGTCGTCGAGCATGCGATCAAGGAGTACTCCATCATCCGCGACCTCGACCAGCAGGCGCAGCTGCGCCGTCCGAAGCTGGAGGTGCGGGCATGAGCGCCGGCGTCCTGATATTCGGCGGCATGGGCTGGGTGCTCTTCTGCGCCTACCTGATCGTCAGCATCTGGGAATGCGGGAGGGACGAATCGTGATCAACGACCGATTCCTAGTCCCGCTCTACGAGAAGTTCGACGCCATGGAGCGCCTCTACGCGAGCGCCGTTCGCGAGCTGGAGGAGATGCGCGCGATGTGCTTCAGGCAGATCCGCGACTACAACGCCCTCGTCGAGCAGCGCGACATCCTC